TGTCAGAACAGCCGCCTGTACCTATGACCTGTCCTATCGTCCGACCAATAACGGGGATACCGATTTTGCAGAGGGCAAGCGTTTCGTGGGCCTGAGCATCGTCAAACTACTGAACATCAATACAGCAAAGCTGAGAGGAGAGAGCAATGTGGCTTAAATATTTACGCAAGTGGCAAGAGGAAGAGGCCGGCGGTGAGGGTGGCGCCGGCGAAGGTGCCGAGGGTGACGCTGGTAATGCTGGTGAAGGCGGAGAAGGCGGAGAAGGCGGTGAGGGTGGAGAAGGCGGTGGTGTAACCCCTAAGTGGCCCGATAACTGGCGTGAGCTGTATGCCGGCGACGACAAAAAGAAACTAGAGGGACTGTCCCGATTCCGCTCCCCGGAAGCTGCGTTTGACTCGTATTTCTCCGCCCAACAGAAAATCCGCGAGGGCGTGCTTAAATCCGCCTTGCCCGAGGACGCGACCGAGGAACAGTTGAAGCTGTGGCGCGAGGAACACGGTATCCCAGAATCACCAGAGAAATATGACCTGACATTCGATGATGGCACGGTGATCGGCGAAGAGGACAAGCCCGCTATCGATAGCCTGCTCAAAGCAGTGCATGGATCTCACTTCAACAACGACCAGGCCAAGGCCGTGATCAAGTGGTATTACAGCGAGCTTGAGGAACAACAGGCAGCAGAGAAGGAAGCGGACGCGGCACACAAGACCGAGACTGAGGACGCGCTGCGTGCGGAGTTCGGTGCGGACTACCGGCGCAATGTGAACATGGTGCATGGTCTGCTGGATACCGCGCCCGAAGGCTTAAAAGACCGGATACTGGGCGCCCGCGATGCCGAGGGTAAAGGCCTGTTCAATGATCCTGACTTCAATAAGTTCATGGTGGACCTTGCCCTCAAGATCAATCCAATCAATACCCTGGTGCCAAATAATGGCGGTGACATCATGGGATCGATTGAAAGCGAGCTGGCCAAGTACACGGAATGGATGAAAGCGCCGACAGGCAGTGAGGACCACAAAAAGTACTGGAAGGATGAGAAGGTGCAGGAACGCTATCGTCAGCTGTTAGCGGCCAAGGAGAGAAGTGCGGCATAAAAAGAGCGGGCCCGAAGGCCCGCCTAGGTTATGCCGTCATGGCGCGAATCTGATCAACGGTTTCCGTCACCTTGTTGGAGGTGCTGACATACGAGCACCATCCAGCATCGTCTGGCCATACCTGCACGATGACCATGCTCCCATTGACTGCCCAGAATTCCAGCTCAGTATCATTCGGACCCTCACAGGAGTTGATACAGCAACCGCCAAGTTCATCGCGCATGACGCCGTTGATCTGCTTTCTCACTGATCTGTTCATGATGGTTCTCCAAGTTGTTAAAGAACTGCCAGCGCTCACTGGCAACCCTATTATACCAAACGGGTTTTTGAGAAATTGCTGATTTGCCTATAACTATAGCGTTTGCGGGAGCTACGGTCATTGATTTCATTGAGAAAAGAAATTGCTTGACACGCACTTGGCCAAATTCCGAAAACCTAACGCAACGGCGTTTGCTCCTTTATCAGTCCAGTGATACATAGAATAGGACTCTGCTTATTTGAGCAGACATTTATGTACCAAAGCACGGCCCCGGAGGGTCGAAGCCAGCCCCTGATAAGGCAAACCTGGCGACGGCAGCGACGGCCAACCCGATGCACGGTTACGACAACGTAGCAAAGGAGGCCGACAATGGCTGATACAGCATATCAAACGCAGTACCGCCAAGAGTTCATTGCGGGATTCGAGCAGAGACAATCTATTCTGCGCGAGACCGTGACGACCGAGGCGGTCTTTAAAGGCAACCAGGCTGTGTTCCTGGTCGCTGATTCGGGTGATGCGGAGGCTGTCAAGCGTGGTGTCAATGGTCTTATCCCAGCGCGAGCTGACGATAACACCCAGAACACGGCGACCTTGGAAGATTGGAACGATCTGGTCCGCAAAACCAATTTCAACGTGTTCGCATCGCAGGGCAATCAACGCCAGATCATGCAACAGACCACCATGGGCGTGGTCAACCGCAAGATCGATCAGACGATTATCACTACCGCTAATACCGGTACGGTAACAGTCGGGACAAGCTCCACTATCCCCTCGGTGAGTACGTTCCAACACGCGCGCGTTAAGTTATCCAATGCGTCCGTCCCCTGGGACTCGAACATCACTCTACTCTGCCAACCGTCCTTTTTGGCATACCTGGAACAGGCGCCTGAATTCGCCAATGCCGAGTATATCAATCTGAGGCCGTATGCCGGACAAGACCCATCGTGGCGTGACAAGCCGATGGCCTACCGGTGGCGCAATGCCCTTATCTGTGAACATCCCAACCTGCCTGGCAAAGGGACATCGAGCGAGAAATCGTTTATGTACCATAAGTCAGCGATTGGGCATGCCGCTAACACTGATGGCATGGACTCGATGGTAGGGTTTGACGAGGAGCAAAACTACTCGTGGGCGCGGTGTACCATTTTCATGGGTGCCGTATTGATGCAAAACGCTGGTGTTGTCGTGATCACTCACGATGGCTCTGCTTACGCTTAAAGGAGGCTGACCATGGCTTACAGTGGATCAACAGCATCGTCATCGGTTGCCAATCCTCCGTCACTGATCGGCGGCCCTCTGACACGGGGCTCCAGCTCAGGACCAAACCCGCGTGGTGGACAAACGTGGCACTACACGTCCACGGACGGGTCAACCGTCACCTCCGCGTCTGCCTATTTTACCGATGCTTGGTATTTGGGTATGCGTCCGAGTGACGTGATTTTTGGCACCTACCAAAGTTCGGTCGGTTCTACTGACCGGTATTCTTATCGATTGATTGTGACGTCTGTCACGACCGCTGGCGCAGTGTGTTCGACTGCCCAGATGTCAACAGGCTAAACCTCCAATCGGTATTGACACCAGGGGAGGGCAACTTCCCCTGGTTTTCCCTTGAGGAGGCACTATGCCCGCAGTCGAGAGAGCACAACCTATCCGCCCTATCCGTATGGGGCAAGCCGAACATGAACGCAATTACTGGGTGATTACTACCGAGCCCGAAATTACCAAAGACGACTTACTTAACCCGGAATACTGGGCTAATGTCAGCAACCGACTGAAACCCTGGGACCGCATTGAGGTCCGCTCCGACGATGGCGCGATATTCGCAGAGCTGGTGGTGATTTCCAGCGGTCGCGTGTGGGCACGAGTTGAATGCCTGCAGTTCTACGACTTTGCCAAGAAGGTCAAACTCTCCGAGGTTAAGGAGGATGACCGGTATGACGAGTTTGAAGTGAAGTATGCCGGTCCCAAGATCAAATTCCGTATCATCCGTAAAAAGGACCAGGAGATGATCAAAGAGGGCATCCAGTCCAAGGATGAGGCCAATGCCTTCCTGAAACAGTATTTGAGTACCATTTACAAGTGAGCACCAGCAAACTCGAACTGTATAACGACGCGCTTATGATCTGTGGTGAGCGATTGCTGCATACCACCACGGGTCTGACCGAAGAGCGCGAACCTCGCCGGCTCCTGGACCATGTGTGGGACAGCGAGGGTGTCGATGCTTGCCTTGAAGCAGGACAGTGGAAGTTTGCCATGCGCACGGTAATGATCGATTACGATCCTGATATTACCCCTGAGTTCGGGCTTCAACGCGCTTTCGCTAAGCCAGATGACTGGATCAACACCTCAGCGTTATGCAGTGATGAGTATTTCAACGTACCACTGCTGCAGTATGTCGATGAAGCCGGGTATTGGTATGCGGAGCTGGACACGATCTACGTGCGGTATGTGTCCAATGATGCTAATTATGGGGGGGATCTGTCTCTATGGCCGTCCCGGTTTACCAATTATGTGGCCGCTTACTTTGCCGATAAGATCATCCTAAAACTGACCAGCGATAAGGAGAGGATTGATAAAGTCGAAAAGAAACTGGAAAAGAATCTCCTCCTGGCCAAGTCCAGTGACGCCATGGCCGGACCTACGGTATTCCCCCCTCAAGGCGGGTGGAGCCAATCCCGCCAAGGCTACTCACGATCCCGCCGGGACAGGGGCAGTCGTGGGCAGCTGATAGGATAGTCCCATGGCAAACATTGCCCTGCTGGCTTTTAACCGGGGGCTGGTGTCGAAGCTAGCCCTGGCCCGCACGGACATCGAACGGGTTGCCCTTTCCGCCGAGACTATGACCAACTGGATACCCAGGATATTGGGTTCCATGATCCTGCGTCCTGGGAGAAAGTATCTGGGCACGTCCCTGGATGACAACGCCGCCAATTACCTGCCTTTTATCTTCCGCACCAGCGACAAGGCTGCGATCGAGGTGACTGACCTTAACGTCCGTGTGTGGGTGAACGATGCGCTGGTGACGCGGGCCAGCGTTTCCACGTCAGTCACTAACAGCGGCTTTGACTCGGACGTGACAAGCTGGACGGACAACGACGAATCTGGCGCCACGTCAGTCTGGGTGACGGGTGGCTATCTGGGGCTGACCGGGAACAGTACCGCGACCAACGCCGCCAAACGGGAGCAACAGATCACCGTTGCCGGCGCAGACCAGGGGGTAGAGCATGCCCTGCGCATTGTTATCGAGCGCGGTCCTGTGACCCTGCGCGTGGGTTCTACTTCTGGGGATGATGATTATATCGCGGAGACTACCCTGCGCACGGGGGAGCATTCCCTGGCCCTGACCCCGACCGGGGACTTTTATATCGAATTCTCCTCACGCCTTAAACGACAAGTGCTGGTCAATTCATGCACTGTCGAATCCTCTGGGTTCATGGCGATTACCGCACCGTGGGCTGAGGCTGATCTTGGGAAGCTGCGATACGACCAGTCCGGGGACATTGTGTTTATCGCCTGTGATGGGTATCAGCAGTATCAAATCGAGCGCCGGTCCACCACGTCATGGTCTGTCGTTAAGTACGAGCCCGAGGATGGCCCGTTCCGCAATATCAATGTCAGCACAGTGACGATCACGCCTGGCGCCCTTTCCGGTAACACGACGTTGACCGCCTCCAAGCCAATATTCAAGAGCGATCATGTGGGGGCGTTGTTCCGCCTAGCCTCAAGTGGGCAGAAGGTCGAGGCCGATGTCACAGCGGAGAATCAGTTTACCAGCGCGATCAAGGTGACTGGCGTGGACTCTCAGCGCGTGTTTACCATTATCCGTGCTGGAACATGGAGCGCGACTGTCACTCTGCAGCGCTCACTGACATCAGATTCCGGGCCGTGGGAAGATGTGACCACGTATACGACCAATGCGACGATCACCTATGACGATGGCCTGGACAACCAGATCGCGTGGTATCGCATCGGGGTCAAGACCGGAAACTTCACGTCTGGGACCGTCGAGCTGACCCTGGACTATGCCATTGGCTCGGTATTAGGCATTTCCCGGATAACAGGATATACGAGCAGTACCGTGGTCGATGTGGAGGTTATTGTTGATTTTGGCAAGACCGATGCGACCGAGGACTGGTATGAGGGAATATGGTCTACCCTGCGCGGGTATCCTACCGCTGTGAGACTTGCGGAAGGCAGGTTGTGGTGGTTCGGTCGCGATAAGGTCAATGGCTCGGTCTCTGACAGTTTTGACTCTTTCGATGACAATGTGGAGGGAGATTCCGGGCCGATCAACCGTACAGTCGGGGGCGGAGCGGTCGATACCATCAACTGGGCGATGTCACTGCAGCGGCTGATCATCGGGGCGGAGGGGGCGGAGTTTCAATGCAAGTCCTCGTCCTTCGATGAGATTCTTACCCCGACCAATTTCAATCCCAAGCTGGCATCAACCCAGGGTTCTGCCGCGGTCGGTAGTGAGCAGATCGACAAGATTGGTGTCTATGCGCAGCGCGGCGGGACACGACTGATGGAAATTTCGCTGGGCGATGACCTGGAGTATGGATCGAATGACCTGAGCCTATTAAATCCAGAAGTCTGTAAACCCAGGATCGTGCGTATCGCGGTACAACGCCAACCGGACACCCGGATACATTGTGTCTTGTCCGATGGGACCGTGGCCATGATGGTGTTCGACCGGGCGGAGAAAGTACAGTGCTGGCTCAAGATCACGACCAATGGGCTGATCGAGGATGTTCTTGTGTTGCCGGGTGACGAGGGTGACGATGAGGACCAAGTGTATTATCACGTCAACCGGACGATCAATGGGGCGACGGCGCGCTATCTCGAGAAGTGGGCGTTAGAATCGGAGTGCGAGGGGTCTACCCTGAGCCGTAACCTGGATTCCTACGTGGAGTACTCCGGGGTATCGACCACGACCATCGGCGTACCCCATCTTGAGGGGGAGACCGTGGCCGTCTGGGCCAATGGCAAAGACCTTGGGACGTATACTGTGAGCAGTGGGCAGATTACCGGGCTGTCAGAGGCCGTGACCGGCGCGATTGTCGGACAGACGTACACAGCTCAATGGAAATCCACGAAACTGGCCTATGCGATTCCAAGTGGGACGACATTACTCAGGAAAAAACGCATTACCCATCTTGGGGTGATTTTGCTCAATACTCACTATCAAGGCCTCAAGTACGGCCCGGATTTTGATACCCTGGATAATATGCCGCTGGTGAAGGACGGCGCGAACCAAGCCGATGACACGGTACACAGCACGTATGATGAAGAGCCCTTTGAGTTCCAGGGGACGTGGGATTCTGATGCGCGGTTATGTTTACAGGCAACCGCCCCAAGACCGGTCAATATTCTGGCAGCCGTATTAGAGGTGGAATCGCATGGAAAAGGCTGAGATTGTGAACGCGAATCCTGATCTGATGCAGCGGTTTTATGGGGAGCCGCCGGCAAAGACCGTGCGGGCCAAAGTCGTGGTCCGTGGCGAGGAGATTCTGGGGGTGGTAGGCACCTACCTGGATGAGGGTCTGACCATCCTATTCTCTGATTACACGGATGAGCTTCGAGCCCATTACAAAGTGGCCCTGCTCAAATCCGCCAAGGCGGCGTTGCGCACGATAGACAAACGGTTCCCCGTGATTTCCCAGGCGGACCCGGAGATTCCAGGATCAGGGAAGTTATTGCAGCATTTAGGTTTTGAGCCTTTGGTCGAGGAGATATACCTATGGCGCAATTAGCGGCACTGATGGGTGGGATGAGCATGCTGGCGAAAGCGCGTGGGGCGATTGATGCTTCACGGACAGCCGAGTGGTCCGGTGAGCAAGAGCAAATCGCCAAGGAGTATGAAGCGGCGGAACTGGACCGCGCGGCAGGGCAGTCGATTGCTGCTTCCCAGCGTTCAGCGGCTGAGCAGCGTCGAATTGCCCGTTATGCAAGTTCCCGGACCTTAGCCGTCGCGGCGGCGAGCGGCGGCGCCGATGATCCTGGCGTGATCAATATCATGGCGGACCTGGATGCAGAAGGGGCTTACAGGGCGGCGGTAGCCATGTACCAGGGTGAGGAGCAGGCCCGGTCCTATCGCACCAGTGCCAATCTACGCCGGCATGAGGGCAGGCTTGCCAAGGAGGCGGGACAGCAGCGGTCGCGTGCGCTGCGCACCCAGGCCGTGGGGTCACTGATGGAAGGTGGCGCATCGATGTTCACTAAATTCGGGACAGGATAATGCCGAAACTACCCGACGCACAATCGTTAGGACAGCGGCCAACCCCTTCGCCGGCCATGGCCAATGCCCGCTATCAGCCTACAACTGGGGCGGAGGATGCCCAGGCGCGGGCTCTGATGGCGTTCGGTGATGATATGGGGCAGGTCAGTGACCAACTGTTCCGTGCGCAGGAGAAAATAGACACGCTGAGGGCGGAGGAGGCCTTTACCGAGCTACGCAATCAGCAGCTGGACATGACGAACGGGGAGGAGGGCTTTGCCCAGCGCCGAGGCCGGGATGCCCTGGGTAAACCGTTTATCGATGATTATGTGCAACGCTTCGACACGGCGACAGAGACCATCGGCAATAAGCTGGATGATAGAGCACGTAAGCTGTTCAATAAGCGCTCACAAGTCGCAAAATTGCAGTACCGCCAAGACCTGTTGGGGCACTCTGCGAAAGAGGCCGATACCTATGCCCGGCAAGTGTTCGAGTCCTCTCTGGATAGCGAGATCAAAAACGCCTCCAACCACTGGCAGAATCCCAAGGATGTCGCCTTGTCTCTTGAGCGTATCAAGTTCGTGATCAGTGAAGAAGCTGACCGTCTGAACCTGCCGGCCAAGAAAACCAAGGCCTTGAGGGATGATGCGATCTCGAAAGTCCATGCCAATGTGATCGAACGCATGCTGATCAATGACCAGGATTTGGCGGCATCCGTGTACTACCAGGGGAACAAGAAGCAGGTCATGGGCGATGACGCGGCGCCGATTGAAAAGGCCTTGGCCGAGGGCAGTCTACGTGGAGAGTCCCGGCGCAGAGCGGATGAGATTTTTGGCAAGTACCAGACCGAGGGGCAGGCCTTGGCCGAAGTGGACAAGATCAAAGACCCGAAAGTAGCGGACGCCACTCGTCAACGGGTCAAGCAGAAGTATGCCGACGATCAAAATGAGTACAAGCTGTCCCTGGAAAAAGCGTACACCGATGCCCTACAGACGGTAGAGGCGTCGGGATCAACGGACAATATCCCTCCCAACAAGTGGGTCAATGTGCTGACCGAGGACCATCGAAAAGCCTTGGAGAAGCGCGCGGCGGAGATACGTGAGGGGAAAGAGCCTGAGCTAAACAAGGACAAGTGGATGGCCTTCCTGGACCTACCGACGAATAAGTTAGCTGCCCTGAACCAGGATGAGGTAGACGTGAATTACTTAATGCACTTTGACCGTGATCGCCGGATTGAAGCGTTAAACCGCTGGCAGTCCGCGCGCAAGTCCTTGCAAGGCGATCCCATGGCGAAAGTCGAGCATGCCAGCACGATACAGTTCGATGACATTGTGGACGGCCTGGCCCGACAGATGAATGTCCTGCCCAAAGGGAAGTCAAAAGCCAAGCTCTCGCAGGAGCAGTGGACGCGCTACAACGCGCTACGCACGGGAGCTGATACAGAGATCAAGCAGTTTGAGCGTAACGAGCTGGGCGGGAAACGCAAAGCGACCAGTGAAGAGATGACTAAGATCGTCAACCGGGTCATGGCCAAGCAGGTATTTGTCGATGAGTGGGGAACAGACCCACAACGGCCAGTCGTGACCCTGACAGAGGAGGAGCGTGGTCAAGCGTACATCCCGATCAAAAAGATACCAGCCGAGTCGGTGCTGGCGCTGCGTCGCAAGGCTGAGGAGATGGGTATTACCATCAACCAAAGGCAGATTGAGAGAGCGTATGCGGCGGCGGTCATGGACTCGCCGGATGAAGTGATTATTGGCATTTTGGAGGGCAGATAATGGGCGAGCTGTCCAAACTGATCACAGGACCGGCAGAACCCAAAGCCCCTGACCAGCCAACCGGTCTGGCGCAACAGATCCGAGGGGGGCCGAGTGACGCGACGCGCATGGACCTGTCGATGAAAAACGCGGAGTCACCGGATACCGCGGCCCGCATCCTCAAAATGCAGCAACGCACAAGACTGCCCCTTGAGGTGATCTCCCAGAACCTGGAGATGATTGAGACCGAGGCCAAGTCCAAGGACTTTGACCGCGATGCGTTTGCCCGGGAAAACCCGATTGTCTCGAAATGGTTAGGGGAAAACCCGCAGCACGCAGCGCTGGCTCAAGATGATTTCAATAATCTGGGTACGTTTGAATGGTTGTTAAAAGCCCCTGCCCGTGCGTTTAAACGCGGACAGCTGCAAGTCGAGGCCGGCACCCTGTCCTATCAGTCCCTGTACGGCGATCTGACCCCGGAACAAGAGGCCAGGATGAAGGAGGCCCATGAGGGGTCCATGGCTGGCGGTGAGTTGGGCGCGGAGGGGTTTTTCGGTCGTGCCGCGGTCGGTGGTGCGCAGTACCTGCCTCAGTTCCTGGAGCAGACTAGGCGCGGTGCGGAAACTGGCCTGACCCTGGGCATGGGGATGGGTGCGATTACTGCTGCAGCAGGACAGGCCGGGCCACAAGTCGCAGCGCCCGAGGAATTGATTACCGTTCCTGCCGCCTTCTTTGGTGGTCTGGGGGTAGGGATGCTTAGTGAGTCCGCCATGTTCGGTTTTCAGCAAGAGGCGGGGCATGCCTTCCTGGAGTTCAAGGAGTTCAAGGATGACCAAGGCCAACCCCTAGACCCGGAAATTGCCAGGGTTGCGGCGATGGTCGCCGGATCGATGAACGCCGCCCTGGAAGCCGTGCAGTTAAAGATATTGATCAAGACCATCCCCGGCGCCGACAAGATGCTGGGCCAGGGGCCGAGAGAGGCTATCAAAGCCTCCCTCAGGTCGCCTACGATACGCCAGGCCATGACCGATATGTTGAAGGAGTATGGCGGTGCGCTCACGAAAGAAACCGCCACAGAAGTCCTCCAGCGGGCTGTCACGATACTTTCCGGGGAGGTGGGTAAGGCATCGAGCGGTCAGAACTTCCAGTACAAAGCCCCTGGGGAGATCGGTGAGGAACTACTTGAAGAGGGCGCGGGTGCCGTTGAGTCGTTTTTCTTCCCCTTGATGCCGGGCCCGGGTGTGCGTGGCGGGATGAACGTGCGTCAAGCGAAACAGGCCAAACAACAACAGCAATACTTTGAAGCGCTCGGAGAAACAGCGGCAAACTCCAAATTAAGAGAGCGGCTTCCTGAGAAATATCAAGAGGTTATCGACCGTTTGACGAAAGAGGGTCCGGTGGAAACCGTGTATGCGCCGGTCGAATTCTTCCAGGAATACTGGGAAAGCAAGGGGCTGGACCCCCGGCAGGTAGCCACAGAAATGTTGGGGAATTCTGAGGCGTATGACGAGGCTTTACAGACTGGCGCCAAACTGGCCATCCCGACAGGTATCTACGCGAGGCGCATTGCCCCGACCGAGCATAATGCCGCCTTCTCCCGCGAAATGACGTTCTCCCCAGACGCATTGAACCTACGGGAAACCGAGGAAGTCGAGAAGCAGCTGGGTGAGACTGCCGAGGAGATGGATATTACCGAGCCGTCTACGGACGTGCGCGAGGACGTGCTGGGGCAATTACAGGGTGCTGGCTTTGATCCTGGGACTGCGGAGGCCTATGCCGACTTGTACGGGTCTACATTCCGCGCCCTGGGTGAGCGTACCGGCCAAGACCCCATGGCCTTGTATCAACGCTATGGACTGGGAATAACCCGCCCCCTGCCCGATGTGCTGCAGGATGTGGGCAGAACCGACGCGGTGGACGTGATGCTGGACCGGTTGCGCACCGGCAAATTGCCGACCGATACCGAGATTTTTGGCCAGTCCTTGACCCAGTTCCTGAAAAAGCAGGGCGGACTACAGGACCAGGGTGGAGAATTGGCGGCCCGTGACCTGAAAAAGGCTGTCCGCGGCCTGGTGAAGGAGACCGGACGGACCCTGGATGACGCGGCTGAGGTTGCAGTACAGGCCGGATACCTGACCGAGCGTGATCCCAATGCCTTGCTGGCGGCTATCGATAAAGAGCTGGGTGGCCAGGCGGTGTACGCCGGCACTCCTCAGACCACCATGCTGGACATGCGCACGGCCATGGAGCAGCTGCAGGAGTACCTGGATGCCGCCAATATCAACCTGGAGGAGACCGACAACGCCACGATCAAAAAGCTGTTGAGAGAGGCTGGTACCGAGGGGACAGGGCAAGAGCTTGAGCAATCCACCCAGTCCGAAGCCTTCAAAAAATGGTTCGGGGACTCCAAGGTGGTGGATGAGGATGGCGAGCCATTGGTGGTGTATCACGGCACCACGCATGACATAGAGTCATTTACCCAAGATCGCGGCAACCTGGAGAATGATCTTGGCATAGGTTATTACTTCACCACTTCACAGGACGATGTATCAATCAATTACGCAGGCGAGGGTCCAGATTTAACGCAGCGCATTGAGTTGCTTGCCCAGCGCATTGAAAGCGAGCAAGAGATAGAAATGGACGAGGCGCGCGAGCAGGCGCGGAAACAGTTATCTGGTGGTTCGCCCAATGTCATCCCTGCGTACATATCATTACAGAACCCCGTTATCTTCGGCGGGGAAAATGAAACCCAGCTTGGCGGTATCGAATTTGATGAGGAAACCGGGGAGGAGTCTGGGCCTGGTGTTGACCTGTTTAATGCTCTTGAGATGGTGGCTACAGAATTTGATGATGTTGATGCGCCCAAGATTTGGGATGACATTTCTGACTATGTTATGGATGGCATAGGGGTGAGTGAGTTGTTTGCTCAGATTAAAAAATCAGAAGGCGCGGCATATCTTACCAATGAAAACGGTGAACTGGCTGTTGGGGAATATATCCGCCGGGTATTTGAATACTTGGACTATGACGGCATTATTGACAACACTGTTGATGAAAAATTTGGTTCATCCAGGAAGATGGGTAAAAAAATGGAGGGCGTTTACCCGGATACTGCGCACATCATTGCCTTTAAGCCTGAGCAAATCAAATCCGCCATTGGCAACCGAGGCACCTTCGACCCTGCCGACCCGCGCATTCTGTTCCAGGACATGACCGGCTCCCTGGAGGTATTTCTTGGCAAACAGGAAACCGCGCGCCAACGTCGCCGGCAAGCCGCCCAACTGACCATCGGCATGAGAACCCAGGATGATAAGGTCATCGCCGGAAAGCCCGGACAGATGCACTTTAACCTAATGCAGGATCATCCCAAGGCCGCGAAAGGGGCACAGATGGGCTTTGTGGATAAGGATGGAAAATTCTACTCCCGTGCCGAGGCCGCGCAGGCGTTCGGTGTATCGGACTCCAAAGAGCTGTTCCAGGATGCCCCCATGTTCTACTCCGCTGTGCTGGATGCTGCCGAGGCGATCAAGCAGCCCAAAGGCAGCCCGGATCAGATGCTGGCTCAGATCAAAAAGACCCCCGGTGTTAAGCAGGAGGAGCTGGACTGGATTGGCCTTGAGGCATGGATGAAGGAACAGGGCAAGAGCGTGACTAAGCAGGAGGTCGCTGACTTTATCCGTGCCAACCAGATCGAGGTCGAGGAGACCGTGCTTGGCAAGTCGGACGAGCAGGCAAATCTTGAGGCGGTACAGGACAAGTTTGTAGATGTGTTCATGGCACAGAACTGGGACCGTCGCCAAGCCCGTGAGGCAGCGTATGAGGCTGTGCGCGGAGAATTCACTAAGGCGCAGATTAAGCGCTTCACTCCTGAGCAGCATGCGGTCATTGCCGAAATCAAAGAGGCCTACGAGGCCAGAGAGGCCGCCGTTCAGGAAGTTGGAGAAGGACCAACAAAATTCGACGAATACCAGCTACCCGGTGGTGAGAAGTATCGGGAGCTGTTACTGAGGTTGCCTAAACTTGGTGTTTCCGGTGGACTCAAAGCAATCACGCTGCAAGAGGCGGATGATCTAATAACCAACAACGAGGCGGTGGAAATTAGACGCAATGGCCAGTTTGTTGGCAATGCTATCAGTGCGTTTGGACTTGATAAATACCGAGAAGATAAAACAGTAACATTCCATCATTATGTGGTGCCTGACGCCAAAGATTTTACCTCTGGCCACTTCGACCAGCCCAACATCCTTGCCCACATCCGCTTTAACGAGCGCACCGATGCCGAGGGCAAGCGCGTCCTGTTCATTGAGGAAGTGCAGAGTGATTGGCATCAGAAGGGGCGGAAAGAGGGGTACGATACCGGAGAATCAGCCAAGCAGCTTGATGCGGCCCAAAAAGAACTATCCGAGGCAGAGCAGGCTTATGATGAAAGAATAAAACAAATACCGAAAAAAGAATTTGCGGCGATGAAGCTATCAGAAGTACAGGCTCTCCAGGAGGCTGAGCGTGTAGCTGCTGCGAAAGAAAAGGTATTTAGATTGCAGCGCACGGACGCAGTCCCAGACGCCCCTTTCAAAACCACATGGCCCCTCCTTGCCATGAAACGCATGATCCGCTATGCCGCTGAGAATGGCTTTGAGCGCATTGCCTGGACGACTGGTGAGCAGCAGGCAGAGCGGTATGATTTGAGTAAGAAGGTCGATGCTATTCAGTACGCTCTGTATGCTGATGATGAAGTTGATGTTTACTACATAAAAGACGGTGACCAAAACAAAATAGGACGTTATGCGCTGGACAAACTTCCTGATGTGGTTGGCAAGGATATGGCCGACAAAATAGCGGAAGATGTCAAGAAAGGCGAGGTAAATGGAGAATATACCGGCAATGACCTAAAAGTTGGCGGCGAAGGCATGAAGTCCTTTTATGACAAAGTGCTCCCCAGTGCGATCAACAAGTATGTCAAGAAGTGGGGTGGGAAGGTTGGGATTGGTAAAGTTACAGCAGCGAATCTTGATATAAGTAAACGCCCAAATATGGACGAAATAGCAAGAGAAATGTTTGGCGCAAACTTCTACGACATAACAGAGGAACAGTCTCTCGTAGTAAATGAGGAGTCAAGGAAGCGTGAAACAGAGTGGAATAAATCCCCCGTCGCTGATATGGAGGCTCACTCGCTTAACATTACCCCTGACATGCGCAAGGCCGCTATGGCCGGGCAACCCCTATTCCAACGCGGGCCCACCGACAAACGCGGCTCCATCCGTTTTGGTGAGGACCGTCAATTCACTATCTCCCTGTTCGAGAAAGCCGATTTATCGACGTTTCTGCATGAATCCGGGCATTTTTACCTGGAAGTGTTGGCGGACTTGGCTACAGCCACTGATGCGCCGACACAGATGCAGGAGGATTTTGGCACCCTGTTGAAATGGCTGGGAGTGGAAAGCCGGGAACAGATCGGCACGAAACAGCATGAGCAGTTTGCCCGTGGATTCGAGGCCTACCTGATGGAAGGCAAAGCGCCCAGCGCTGACCTGCGGATGATTTTCGCCAAGTTCCGCGCCTGGCTGGTATCGATCTACCGTCAACTGCGCAAGCTGAATGTCACGCTGAATAATGACGTGAGGGCGGTCATGGACCGGATGCTGGCCACAGACGCTGAGATTGAAGCGGCCAAGACCGAGGCCGATACGGCACCGATGTTCACTACCCCAGAACAGGCCGGCATGACCGATATTCAGTTTGAGGCCTATCGCAAGACGATTGAGCAGGCCAATGCCCAGGCTACCGAGGAGCTGGAACAAAAGTTGATGCGCGAGTACCAGCGGGAGCAGCAAAAATGGTGGAAAGAGGCCTACGCCACGATGCGCAAAGAGGTGGCGGATGAGGTCAATAAACAACCCGCCTATATCGCGCTGGACTTTCTGCAGAAGGGAAAACTTCCCGAAGGCGTGGAGATTGAGCCGTTTAAGCTGGACAGAAAGAGCCTGATTGATGCCTATGGCATGGACTTCCTCAGACGTGTTCCACGTGGAACATACGCAAGGCTCGACGGCATGAATCACTCTATTGCCGCTGAAATGTTGGGGTTTAACAGCGGAGAAGAGCTGGTAATGGCCCTGGTCAACGCGCGCCCACGAAACCAGCTGATTAAAGCCGAGACAGACGCCCGTATGAGACAAACCTACGGGGACATGATGCTGGATGGATCGCTCCCAGCTGCTGCCCAGGCTGCAGTGCAGAATCAATACCGGGGGAAAGTCCTGGAGGCGGAGCTGAAAGCCCTGCAAAAGAAGGCCCGCCAGGTTAAGCCCTTCCTCAAGGCCAAGGAGAAAGAGCAAAAACAAGACAAGCGGGCCAATGTCCTCTTGTACCGCTCGATTGTACCAACCATGGCTGCCGCAAGAAAGGTCGCTGAACAGCGTATCAGTGCCAAGACGCTGCGCAACATCCAGCCCATGCACTATTTCTATGCCGCCAGAAAAGCCTCTAAGGCAGCGGTAGAGGCCGTCCAGCGGGAAGATTACATCGTGGCTGCGGTGAATAAGGAAAAAGAGCTGATTTCCATGGAGATGTACCGTGCCGCGGTCAAAGCTCGAGAAGAGGTCTCAGACTCCCTGGATAAGCTCAAGAAAATCTCTGGACCCGACGAACGGCTGGCCAAGACCCGGAACATGGATATGGTCAATGCCGCGCGCGCTATCCTGGCCAGCCATGGGATAGGCCGGACCACGAAACAGCCGATGGAGTACATTGAGAAAATCAAGCGCTATGACCCGGAAACCTATGAGGAACTGAGGCCTATCGTAGAGCCGGCGCTGTTCAATCCTCAACCGTACAAGGACATGACCCTTGCGCTGTTCCGGGATACTCGAGATGGAGTATTGGCTTTCTGGAAGCTGTCCCGACGCACACAGCAGATCGTGATTGATGGCAAGGTCATGGACCGGGATATTGTGATTGACGAGCTGAATGTCGTCACCGATGAGTTTCTGAACAAAAAGACCAAGCGCGAGGAGTTTGGCCGGGCAAAGACCAAGTGGGAAAAGACCCAGATGCAGTTACTAGGGGCTAAAGCCTCTCTGCGTCGAGTAGAGGGCTGGGTGGATGCGATGGACGGTGGCAACCCCAACGGGGTGTTCCGGCGCTATATCCATACTCCTGTGATTGAGGCGATTAATCGCTATCGCCTGGCGAAAACCGGGGTGATTGAGGAGTATCTGCGCCAGGTCAGAGCAGTGGAAAAAACCTTGGACAATAAAGAGATATTGGCCCCTGAGCTGAAATACAAGTTTCTGGGCAAGGTCGAGTTGCTACACGCCATCCTGCATACGGGGAATGAGAGCAACAAAAGCAAACTACTCCGGGGTTATGGTTGGGGAGAATATTTGGAGGACGGCACCCTGGATACCAGCCGCTGGGACCGGTTCATTGCGCGCATGATCCGGGAAGGCAAGATTACCAAGGCAGATTATGACTTTGCCCAGGGTATCTGGGATTTGAATGAATCATTAAAGCCCCAAGCCCAAAAGACCCATCATGATGTCTATGGCTATTACTTCAATGAAGTGACCGCCACTGAGCTTGAAACGCCTTTTGGCAAGTATAAAGGCGGCTATATCCCTGCGATTGTCGATGGTTCCCAGGTCACTGATGCGGCGATCCGCAAGGATAAGCAGGAGCTAATGGAGGAGGGGCAAAATTCCTTTATGTTCCCCACAACGGGGAGAGGCTTCACCAAAACCCGTACCGAAGGCTACGCCAAGCCCCTGCAATTGGACATGCGCACCATCCCCGCACACCTGGATAAAGTCCTGCGGTTTATCCATATTGAGCCAGCGGTCAAGGACGTGGGCCGGCTTGTTATCAATAAGAAGTTTCGAGAAAAACTTGACAGGCTGGACCCTTCGGCGGCCAAGGACATGCTCATGCCCTGGTTGCAACGTAGCGCGAGCCAGGTTGTGACCCAGCCAGGCAGCTCGCCATTAGCGGACCGGTTCTTTAAAGGTTTACGTAGGCGGACTGGCGCCAATCTCATGGTGCTGAATGCAGTGAATACGCTGCAACAATTTACCGGTCTTTCAATCGCTGCGACCAAGGTCAAGCCTCGTTATCTCAGAAATGCCTTATGGGACTATCTCCACCATCCCAACAAGTCCAGGGAGTGGATCACAGAGCGGTCGGATTTCATGAAAACCCGTGTCTTTACCCAGCATATCGAGATACAGAACACCATCGACCAGCTGTTATTGAATCCGAGCAAATACGACAAAGTGAGAGATTTTGTGGATGCGCACGGGTATTTCCTACAGCAGGGCACGCAAAATGTCGTGGATAACATCGTCTGGGTCGGCGCCTATAACCAGATCACGGAGACCGGTGTTACTGAAAAAGAGGCGGTACGCTACGCCGATTCCGTAGTGCGACAAACCCAGGGCTCGTTTGCTGCGGAGGATATTTCCCGGTTCGAGGCCAACACTGCCTTTGTCCGGGCCTTCTCCATGTTCTACAGCTATTTCAACATGCAGGCCAACCTCATGGGGACGGAATTTGCCAATATCGCGACCAATGAACTGGGGTTAAAGAAGGGCGCTGGCCGTGCTTTGTATCTCTATATTTTCGGTTTCATGATCCCCGCGTTTGTCGGTGATGGCCTTATCCGCGCGCTGTTCGGTGGATTGGATGATGATGACGATGATGAATATCTGGACGATTACATGGCCATGTTTTTCGGCACCCAGGTCAGGACCGCGGCGGCCATGGTCCCCGTGATAGGCCCGATTGCGATGGCAGGGATCAATGCTTGGAATGATAAATGGTATGACGACAGCATTACCACGTCGCCGGCAGTGTCCGCCCTGGAAAGTACGGTACGCGCCCCGTACTCCATCTATAAGGCGATTGTGGATGAGGGCAGCGATAAGCGCGCGGTGAAAGACGTGTTGACCGCGCTCGGTGTTCTGACAGGCTGGCCGACTGCAGCCCTCGCCCGTCCGGCTGGGTATCTGGCCGACGTAAAAGAAGGCAAAGCAGACCCGGAGAATGTCCTGGACCTGACCCGCGGCCTGATTTCTGGTCGGGACGTGAATCGATAAACGCCGTTGCGTTAGCGTATCGGCGGCAATAGAGGTACAAAATATTATGGCAACAGTCACGACAAGCAGACGACAAGGTATCAATTCCTCGGCAGCGATGAAAGTCCCGTGCCTGGCGGCGACAACCGCCAACATCACACTATCTGGCTTGCAGACGGTTGATGGTGTGGCTCTGGCCGCCGATGACCGTGTACTGGTGAAGGACCAAACGGACGGAACGGAGAACGGGATTTATCTCGCCAGTACCAGCGCATGGACAAGGGCCCCGGACTTCGATGGGGCACTGGATGCGGTTAATGGCACACTGTTCACCGTCGCCACGGGTACTGCCAATGCAAGATTGATATTCGAGCTGCAAACCTCTGGCACTATCACGATTGGCACCACCAGCCTGACTATTGCCGCACGTACCGGAAATCTGACTGGCGTTTCGTCTTTCATGGAAACGGTGCTGGATGACACGACTGCTGCTGCGGCAAGGACGACATTAGGTGCCGCTAGTCTTGCTGCAAACGATACCATATCGGGCGCTAATCTGCATACTGGGACCAACACCTTCGAGTATGGTCCCAATTATATCGCCGCCGCTGGAACGGATACCTATACAGCAACGCTGGTCCCTGCGCTTGTTGCTCTGAGGACTGGCGCGGTTTTCAATATTTATTTCACCAACGCAAATACGATTACAACCCCCACTATTGATATTAACGGACTTGGAGCCAAGACAATAAAATCAAGAACTGGGACCGCTGTTTATGTCGGGCAAATAGTTGGGCCACATACGTTATTGTAT